CCACACGGGACGGTGGGGTGGTGACGACAAACTTAATCTTCAGAACTTGCCGAGGGGGTCGGCGCTAAAGAAAGCAATCCTTGCACCTGCGGGGTACATGATGATCGACTCAGACTCATCGCAAATTGAAGCCCGTACGCTGGCATGGCTAGCTGGGCAAGACGACTTAGTGGAGGCATTTGATCGTGGCGAAGACGTTTACAAAATCATGGCATCTGCTATCTATGGCAAGGCGGTGGAAGAAATCACAAAGGACGAGCGTTTCGTGGGCAAGACAACGATCCTTGGGGCTGGGTATGGGATGGGCGCGGCGAAGTTCCAAGCTCAACTTAAAAATTTCGGAGTGGCGGTATCACTTGAAGAAGCGAAACGCATTATTGACACGTACAGGGAGACCTACCCTCGAATCACTGCACTTTGGAAGTCAGCAGGTACGGCGCTAGATGCTATGTTGCGTGGGCAGATTACTACCCTAGGTCGTAATGGCATCCTGAAGATCGAAGGCAAGGACGGCATCCTCCTACCAAACGGTTTGTACCTCCGCTACCCCAACATCCGCAAGATGACCAATGAGGACGAAGGCAAGACCGAGATTGTGTATGACACGAAGAAAGGCAAAGCCACAATCCCCAACCGCATTTACGGCGGGAAGGTAATCGAGAACGTGTGCCAAGCCCTAGCCCGTATCATCATCGGCGACCAAATGCTGATGATTGCCAAGAAGTACCAAGTCGTGATGACAGTGCATGATGCTGTGGCTTGTATCGTCCGTACCGAAGAGGTTGCGACTGCTCAAGAATACGTCGAGATGTGTATGCGCATCCGACCCAAGTGGGGGCTTGAACTCCCCCTGAACTGTGAAGCTGGACATGGAGAAAGCTATGGAGAATGTTGATTGGTGGGTTGTGGCAGGGGTGGCGTTTGGTGTCGCCCTCGGTCAGTTCGTAATGGGATTTATTGGCGCGGCTATTAGAGACTGGATTAAAAAATGAACCCCCAACCAATTAAATGGTCATTCAGTAGCCTGAAGACGTTCCAACAATGCCCAAAGAAGTACTACCACACCAAGGTAGCGAAGGATGTGAAGGAGCCCGACACCACGGCTACGCTGTACGGTAAGTCGGCGCACACTGTGGCTGAGGAGTACATCCGTGACGGCATAGATATTCCACCGGCCTTTGAATATCTTAGAGATACGCTAGACGCTCTAGCTTCTATCCCCGGGATTAAATTGTGCGAGGAACAACTCGGCCTGACCAAAGACCTTGAGCCATGCGCGTTTGACGCACCCGAAGCATGGTGGCGGGGTATTGCCGACTTGGTCATCTTGGACGAGGAGCGTGAGCTGGCGTGGTCAGTTGACTACAAAACTAGCAAGAGTGCCCGTTATGCCGACGTGAAGCAGTTGGACTTGGTGGCCACGGCCATCTTCAAGAAGTACCCCAAGATTAAGAAGATCAAGTCGGCATTGCTCTTTGTGGTTAGCAAGGAGTTCGTCAAGGCTACGCACCATGCCGAGATGGTGGCCAAGTACATGGAGAAGCCTAGCCAAGACGTTGCTCGTATCGAAGCAGCATTAGAGAACGGAGTGTGGAACCCAGTCAGCGGACCGCTGTGTAAGTTCTGTGCAGTGAAGCAGTGTGAGTACAACAGGAGTTAAAGATGACGGAAGAAGAGAAGAACCAAGCGGCGGCGTATTTGAAGTTGCAAGACGACGTAAAAGAATTGGTGAAGAACGCGATGGTTGAAATTCTTCGAGGGTATGACTACAACGTCATAGCGGCGGTACAGAATCTAACCCTTGGACACCCAGCGTTTGATACCCGTGTCAAACAAGTAATTACTAACCAAATGCAGAGATAAGGAGAGCCCAATGACACAAATGACAAACCAAGAGACCGACACAGCCCTGATTCTTGAGAACGAGCTGACCCGCCGAGTGCGTGAAGTGACACGGGGAATCATCCAAGATGAAATCCGTAGAGAAGTTAAAAGGATTTTCCTAGAACAAAAGGATTCCATGCTTATGGAGGTCAGTATTGCGGTTGGCAAAACCCTTCAGGTCGTCGAAAATGAGGGACGCAAACCACTTTGGGATTCAACCCCCGAGGAGTTTGGTTTGACTAGCAAAGCTCTCAACAGCCACGCTATGACCCCTATCCGCAACGCTTACAAAAACCTTGAACAGGAATTACCCGATGCCTTACGTGAACAAACCTCGTCCGTATAAAAAAGAATACCAACAACAGAAAGAGCGAGGCGAACTGCCAGCCCGTATGGAGCGCCAACGTGCCCGTAATGAGATGGACAAAAAAGGTATCGACCGCACAGGCAAGGATATTGACCACACTATCCCCCTGAGTAAAGGCGGTACCAATGCGCCGAGCAACTTGAAACTGAAATCCCCTAGCGCCAATCGTTCGTTCAGCCGCAACTCTGACCACACGGTAAAGGTGAACAAACCCAAGAAGAAAAAATGAGCCTAGAAAACTACGAATGGCCTCGTCCTCACGGGTTCGAGCCATTCAACCACCAAAAAGAAACAGCGCAATTCCTGACCACCAACCGCAAGGCGTTCTGCTTTAACGAGCAGGGTACAGGTAAGACAGCGTCGGTGATTTGGGCGGTGGACTATTTGATGCAGCGAAGTATAGTGAAGAGAGTGTTAGTGATCTGCCCTCTGTCGATTATGAAGTCGGCATGGCAACAGGACTTGTTCAGGTTCGCTCTACATCGCACAGTAGCAGTAGCCCACGGCAGTGCGCACAAGCGCAAGGAAATCATCAAAGCTGGGGCCGAGTTCGTCATCATTAACTTCGATGGTGTCGAGATCGTGAAGAACGAAATCATCAACGGAGGGTTTGACCTCATCGTTGTGGACGAGGCATCTGCATATAAGAACGCACAGACAACCCGCTGGAAGACCTTGCGTGACATTAACAAAACCGTCAAAGGCTTGTGGATGTTGACAGGTACGCCAGCGGCGCAGTCTCCGCTCGATGCGTATGGCTTGGCCAAACTGATTAACCCAACAGGGGTGCCCATGTTCCACGGCCAGTACCGCGACATGGTGATGCACCAAATCACAAAGTTCAAATGGATTCCGAAGCCGACTGCCAAGCACACGGTCCATAGCATCCTTCAGCCAGCGATTCGTTTTGTGAAGAAAGACTGTATCGACTTACCGCCTCTGACGTTCATCGACCGTGATGCGCCACTGACTCCGCAGCAAGCCAAGTACTACGCTATTCTCAAGAAGGAGATGTTGTTGGAGGCAGCGGGCGAAGAAGTATCCGCAGTGAACGCCGCGACGAAGATGAGCAAACTGCTTCAGATTTCTTGTGGCTCGGTGTACACCGACACTGGTGAGGTGCTTGAGTTCGACGTATCCAACCGCATGAACGTGGTGCAGGAAGTCATCGACGAGAGCAGTAACAAGGTGCTGGTGTTCGTGCCATTTACCCACACGATCGAGATGCTCCAAAAGCATTTGCAGAAAAACAACATAACGTGTGACGTGATTAACGGAGCCGTGCCAGTGAACCGCCGCAGTGACATTGTGCGGGACTTCCAAGACCAGCCGACTACGAAGGTACTCATCATCCAGCCACAAGCTGCATCACATGGGCTTACCCTTACAGCCGCTGACACAATTATTTGGTACGCTCCCTGTACCAGCGTGGAGACTTATCTTCAGGCCAACGCACGTATTGACCGCCCCGGTCAAGTCAACCCAATGACGATCGTGCACATCTGTGGGAGCCAAACTGAACGTCGGGTTTACTCGATGCTTCGGGGGAACGTATCCAACCACCAACAAATCATTGATTTGTACCGACAAGAAATTTCTTCTGTAGATGTTGACAATGTCTAAAGTTATGTTATAGTCGGTTTTCTTTCAACCAAAGGAGTGTTAGATGAGCGAAGAAAATGAAGTGGCCGAACGGCCTGATCTAGATAAGCTGACAGCTATCTACCTGAAGATTCGAGATACCCGTGCCGAGAACAAACGCGAGTTTGAGAACGTGGACAAAGACCTCGAAGAGCAACAGAAAATGCTGGCCGAGCAAATGCTCGACTCATGCAAAGAAATTGGTGCTGACAGCATCAAGACCCCACACGGAACAATCATTCGTTCGGTCAAGTCGAAATACTGGACTGGCGACTGGGATTCCATGTACAACTTCATCAAGGAGCATGACGCCTTCGGTCTACTGGAGAAACGCTTGCATCAAACCAACATGAAGGACTTCCTCAACGAGAACCCTGACGTTATGCCGATGGGATTGAATGTTGAGAGTGAATACACAATCGTCGTACGACGAGCTAAATAATCGGAGAGATGAATGACTGAAGAAGTTAAAGCCCAAGACCCCGTAGACATTAAATTGCCTATCGTCTTATCCCTGCCTGAGATTCAAGGCATCCTCGGCGCACTGCGTAAGTTCCCGATGGAGCAAGTCGAAGGACTTGTGATGAACATCCAAAACCAAGCTAACTTATTGTTGGCACAAATGAAACAAAACGACGCAAACGAAACTGGAGAAACTAAATGAGCAACATCGCACTTTTGAACCAAGACCTGCCTGACTTCCTGCAAACTGCTGGTGTCAGTGACTTAACTAAACAACTCGCTGGCAAGACTGGTGTCAAGCGCATCGTGCCTAAGAACGGTATCTTCCGCAAGATGGTCGGCGGCGAAGAGATGGGCAAGGTCAAGGGCGACCTCGAAGTCGTCATCGTGAACGCATCCCCCAAAGTCGGTCGTATCTTTTACGCGAAGGCATGGACACCTGACTCTGAGCCATCGGCACCCGACTGCTTCTCCAACGACGGTGTTGCTCCTGATGCGGGTTCAACTGCACCTCAAGCTAGCCGTTGCGACACTTGCGCTCAGAACATCAAAGGTTCGGGCCAAGGCACTTCTAAGGCTTGTCGTTACAGCCGCCGTATCGCTGTGAACTTGGTGGAAGATTTTGGTACTTCTTTGGAAGGCGAAGTCTATCAACTGAACTTGGCATCCAAGTCTTTGTTCGGTGAAGGCACTGCCGACAACACCCACACCTTCGAAAACTACACCAAGTATTTGGCCAACAATGGCAAGAGCTTGGACTACGTGGTGACTACGTTGAGCTTTAACGAGAACAACGACAACCAATCTATCCTGTTCACACCTGCGCGTTTCATCAACAAGCAAGAGTACGCAGTGACGAGCGAAGTGGCTAAAAAGCCTGAAGTTCAAAAGATGGTGACGATGACTCCATACCAAACGGATGCGTCGGGTCGTACTCCTGCATTGGCTGCTCCTGTTGCCGCCGCTGTTCAAACCCCTGTGCCTTCAGCTGTGGATGTGGCCGAGCCAGTCAAACGCGAAAGCACTAAAGCTGAGAAGCCAACTCCAACACCCAAAAAAGGTTTGGACGACGTGGTCAAAGCTTGGTCTGACGAGGAGTAAGCATGAGCTACGGATACAGCTACCAACTGGTCGAAGCCAATAAAAAGGCCGATGACAAGTCATGGGGCGTCGTCCTTGGCCGCACTTGCATCCAACTCAATATTCCTGTGAGTGATATAGCTGGTCGACTTGATGTGAGTCGGGCGACCATCTACAACTGGTTTTGGGGTACTTCGGTCCCCAGCCGACACCATTGCGAAAAGATTGAGCGTTTGCTCCCGCGCCTCAAGGCAAAAAAGTAAATCCGTGTAGGGTTGGGGACTTCGGTCCCCAGCTTTGCCGTCCCTAAAAGAAATTCAATATGTCTAACTTCGACCTTCTCGACACCGTACTGCCAACTCAAGGCCGGTATTGTGTGCTCGGGCTTGGACGGTACCCAGACCAAAAGTTTTTCGATACGAGAGAAGAAGCAGAGGCACAGACTAAGACGTTGGTGGACAACAAGTTTGATGTGTATTTCGGATGCGCCAAGTACGGCCCCCTGAATAAGCGCACAGCAGACAACGCCACTTACTTCCGAGCACTGTGGATGGATATTGACTGCGGCCCAACCAAGGGCGTACCCGATGAAAAAGGCATCATCAAAGGGTATCTGACGCAGCAAATTGGCTTGGACGAACTGAAGAAGTTCTGCATTGCCGCAGGTATGCCCCGCCCAATCATGGTCAGCTCAGGTTATGGCGTTCACGCCTACTGGTTGATTGAAGAAACTATTGAGCGCCGCGACTGGCTCCCCCTTGCAAATCGTCTACGTGAACTGTGTGTTGAGCACGGCATCATTGTGGATTCCTCCGTATTCGAAGCAGCACGGGTACTGCGCATCCCCGGCACGTTTAACTTCAAACAAGACGAACCGATGGAAGTCACTGTGCTCAATGAGCGCACACAAACCCTGACGTACGACCAATGGAAAGAGCTGCTCGGCGCTGCCGACCCAGTTGACGACAAGCCTGATTTCTTACCGTCCATCAGCCCAATGATGGAAGCCTTGATGGGTAACAAGGTGAAGCGGTTCAAGAACATCATGATTAAAGCGGAGAACGGCTGTGCGCAGTTGAACTACTGCTACCAAAACCAAGACTCAATCGAGGAACCCCTGTGGCGCTCGGCCCTGTCTATTACTGCGTTCTGCGTGGATAAAGACAAAGCCTCCCACATGATGTCCAGTCAGTACCCAGCCTACAACCCTGCCGAGGTAGATAAGAAGGTAGCCGAGTTGGTTGCAAACGGTGGTCCCCACCACTGCTTGACTTTCGAGAAGATCAACCCAACTGGATGTGTAGGGTGTCCGCACAAAGGCAAGATCAAATCCCCAATCGTGCTCGGCATGGAGATTGCCCAAGCTGAGGTTGAGGACGGTGAGTACGTGGTGGAAACGGAAAACACGGAAACCGAAGATGGAATCCCTGTTACAGAAAGCTACCGTATTCCTGAGTATCCGTTTCCTTTCTTCCGTGGCAAGAACGGCGGCATTTGGATGCAGGTGAAGGAAGCTGAAGACGAACCTGTGCTGGTGTACGAGCATGACTTGTACGTGGTCAAGCGGATGAAAGACCCTGAGATGGGTGAAGTGGCTCTGTTCCGACTGCACCTGCCGCACGATGGAGTGAAAGAGTTTTCGATCCCAGCGACAGCAATCTCAGCAAAGGACGAACTACGCAAACAACTGTCACACCATGGTGTGATGGCAACACAAAAACAACACGAGCTGCTGGCGATATTTGTCGTAGCTTTTATGAAAAATTTACAGTATGTGAGGAAGGCAGAAGTTATGCGCACACAATTTGGTTGGGTGGACAACGACAGCAAGTTCATTGTCGGCGACCGCGAGATTACAAAAGACGGGGTGTTCTACAGCCCACCTTCAGCGATTACCCGAGCATTTGCCGAGAAGATGGTGCCGACAGGTACATTCGAGAAGTGGAAAGAAGTATTCAATATGTACGCGCGGCCCGGCCTTGAGCCCCATGCGTTTGCAGCACTCACAGCCTTCGGCTCCCCGTTGTTGAAGTTCACAGGCTTGAGCGGCGCGATCATCAACGTCATCCACAAGTCATCAGGTTCAGGCAAGTCAACCGCATTGTTTATGTGCAATAGTGTGTGGGGCCACCCCAAAGAGTTGTCGTCCATGTGGAAGGACACGCTCAATGCCAAGATGATGCGTCTCGGTGTGCACAACAACCTGCCCAATACCATCGACGAGATTACGAACACCAGCCCCATGGAGTTCTCTGACTTGGCTTACAGCATATCCCAAGGCCGAGGCAAAGACCGCGCTAAGTCGCAAACCAACGAGCTGCGCGCCAACCACACCAAGTGGAACAACATGACCTTGGCATCGTCCAATGCTAGCTTCTACGAGAAACTCGGCGCGGCAAAGAACTCACCCGACGGCGAATCCATGCGTCTGCTTGAGTACAAGATCGAGCCGACAACGATCATCAGCGTCGAAGAAGGTAAGCAAATGTTTGACCATCAGATGCTTGAGAACTATGGCCATGCAGGTGACATTTATGCCGAGTGGCTCGTTAACAATTTGGAAGAGGCAACCAGCTTGGTCCGCAGTATCCAAGCCCGTATCGACAAGGAAGTTAAGTTCACCGCACGGGAGCGCTTTTGGTCAGCCGCCGCTGCCATCAACATTGCTGGTGGTTTGATTGCCCAAGACCTCGGCTTGCATGACTACGACATGAAGGCTATCTACAAGTGGCTGCTCGGTATGCTTGCCAATATGCGCGAAGAAGTAACGCCACCTGCATCGAGCCCGACCGTCATGCTCGGCGACTTTATGAACTCCCACGTACAAAATATGCTGGTGGTGAATGGAGCGATCGACGCACGGACGAAGATGGGAGCGATGCCGACGGCAGAGCCACGAGGCGAATTGTTACTGCGCTTTGAGCCCGACACCAACGATCTGTTCATTGCGGCTAAGGCGTTCAAAGACTACTGCGTCAAGTACCAAATCCACTACCGCGATACGCTCAAGCAACTCAAGGATGAGGGTGTGTTCATCGACACAATCAACAAGCGTATGTCCAAGGGGATGAAGATGGATTCCCCAGCCGTACGTGCACTGCACTTCAACACGAAGAGCTTCGACAACCTCGTGCCATTGGACACGCTAACCGATGAAGATCGAGACGGTAACGTACAGGCTTAATTGGGGGAAATTCCGTGTGGGGCACAGTTTCTTTGTGCCCTGCATCGACCACAACGAGGCTCGTAAAACCATTGCGCGAATCACAAAGAGATTGAAGATAACTGTGGTTACCAAAGTAACCATAGAAGAAGGCATCAAAGGATTGCGCGTATGGAGAACCTGACGTAGACTAACGCTGTTAGTTGCTAGTCTCCTCTGTTGGCCCCGCCTAGTGCGGGGCCTTTTTTCATTTGCGCATTTCTTGGCGGCGTTCTTCCAGTCGGTTCTCCATGCGCTCCAACAACGGGGCCAAAGCGTTAACTTGGTTTTTACCGACAGCCACACCAGCGATTGCGTTTTCGCGCGCGTCCGCACGGGCACGTAAGGCTTTGGCTATGTCTCCCCCAGTTAGCTGGAAGTCTGGAAACTTGTCGTTGAACTTGGCCAGCTCTTCTTCTTCCAAACGCATGAACTCAGCTTCACCCTCCGCACCCTTTTTGCCGTTTTTCATTGCATTGATCTCGGCGAGCTCTAGCTTGGTAATCAGTCGGTTACGTTCATTCTGCGCATCAATAGTGGCGTTCTTGCCTTTGATGCCTTCCTTCTGCGTAACTGCGATCAAGTCGGGTGTAAAGCCGATGCGCTGACCCCAAATTTCTAGCTTTTTGAGTTGGTCGGGCCCAAGCACAGGTGCATGGTTAAACTCTACGCCCTCTTCTTCGTAGCGGTCAGCTTTCAGCCAATCTCGAATAGGTTTAGGGGCAACTAGCTCTTTGGCCTTTTGTGTATCCCCAAGGCTGTACGCATCGTAGGCATTGAAGAATTGCTTCAACATGCTGTAGTAAGCACCGCCGATCAAATCCACAGCTAAGTTAGTCGCGCTATCCAATGCTGTTTTGCCAGAGCGCACGGTATCAGAACCCCAGTTGCTAGCAACCTGTACGCGAGAAGCTACATCCAAACCAGTGATGGCGTTAATAGCTCCACGGTCAATCCAGTCATACATGGATACACCACCAATTTTTACGTTGGGGATATGCTTAGGTAGCCATACGGAACGGAACCAAAGCGCACTGTCCAGCTTACGCAGCTCGGCATCGTCGTCATCATCGTCACCTGCACCGCCCATGGCCAAGACTAAACCTGCTGCTGCACCATAAAGCACGGAGGCCAATGGAACACCACTAGCTCCGGCGAACACACTCATAGTCAGCATGATGCCGGAAAACTTCTTGATCGCTTCGACCTTACCTTCTTTGTTTAGGAATGGAATAGCTTTGAACAAATTACCAAGTGTCTGCTGGGTAATGAGAATAGAGAAAGTCTTGAGGGCGAAGGCCATCTTGCCGAGGCCTCGCTGCATCCACACGGGCTTAGCGTGCATGTCATAGTCGCCGAGCGCTTCCTTGATATTGTGGAACGCTTTCTGCACAGCAGCATCATGACCAAGCCCATCAGTGCGACCAAGTCGGTAAGCAGCCAAGAACAAAGCCTCACGGGTCCAACGCTCCATAATATGGAAAGGACTACCGACAAGAGTATCGAGGCCCTTCATTGTGCGCGCTGTATAGTATTCCAGCTCTTTGCCGGGTTCTTTTACGTAGCTACTGGTTGGGTTCGATGCGTGCTCCCATACTTCACGGGCCAAAGTAGATTCATGCACACCACTCTTAGCTAAATCTTGTACTGCGCGCAGTTCATCCCCAGTCAAAGTCTTGCTATTAACAAGAGATGGCCAGTGATAACGCACGCTACCGTCAGGAAGTTCAATTGTGAACCCGTACTGTGGAATGTTTGCAAACGCATTGAGAAGCGCTGCACCTGCTTTAGCTGGGTTAGTCTTGTAGTTACCCCAGAGGATAGACATACCAGAGGAAGCCAAGGCAAGCGGTTGCAGTAACGGCAGAGATAGCCCCGCCAGCATATAAGTGAAACCGAGTCGGCCAGCCGCACCAGCTAATACATCCCAACCGTTTTGCTGCGCGGGAGACAATAACGCATCCACACGACGACGCAGTTCATCTACAAACGGTTGGAGGCCTTCACGACCTTCAATAGCCGCCTGCGCCGAGTCAACAGTGTTACGAATCTTTTGTGCGTATTCCAGCTTAGCCAGTTGGCCATTCATCTTGACGCCAGTAGCCGCAATGTTTTGAACTAAGTCAGTGCGGTAACCCGCACGGCCCTTACGGTGTTGGAACATGCCACGGAAACTCTTCTCGGGCATCACGTTCAAGTATGTCTGATAGACAGCGTCTTTGAGGTTCTCTTTGTACTTAGCTGTAGATGCCTCAGTACCTTCTTTTTTGGTAGCAGGGGCTGCGTCGATTGCATCAAACACGGCACGCAAGAAAGAACT